AGCTCCTTCGTCAGTCGCGTCTCGGCCGCCTCGAGCATCCGGGCCTCCAGATTCGGATCGCCCATCTTCGCCGTCAGCAGTTCCATTCCCTTGGTTATGACCGCTGCTTGCTTCTGGGCCAGGGAGCGCAGCAGCGATCGCTTCCGCTGTGGGAAAAAATCGGTGACCGCCGTAATCAGGGCCTCGGTGGCCTGCTCGATCGGATCGCCCACAAGCGCTTCGCCGAACTGGGTGGCGGTCACGTCGGTGCGCTGCTGGCGGCAGAGCACCCATAGCACATTCACCAGCAAGCATGGATCGTCATGCAGCTTCTGAAAGGCGGTGCCGTCGAGGCCCGCCAGATCGAGCTGGCACTCCGTGCGGACCGCCTGAATCTTCGGAGCATCGATCGTCACGAGCCATTCGCGTTTCAGAGCGTCAGTGAAAGCAGGCATTAGGGGGTCGAGTCCTCCAGGGAAAGGATGTTGAGCGTGGCGGCATTCGCGCTATCACCGTTACTGGCGTAGCACACCGTAATCGGATTACCTGAGAACGGATTGGCCTGGCCCCCGGCGATGTCGTAGACCAGCTGCTGGTTGGCGGCCAGGTCGACGTGCGCTACGACGGCTCCGCCGCTGTCCTGAAATGTCAGCTGCAGCTTGGAGTTCAGCGTGGTATCGCTGGTGGAGGCCAGAATGCCGATGATTTGGATCGCGTCGCCATCGATCTCGGTATTGATTACGACCGGTTTCGTAACGACCACGGCCGTCGAAGTGCTGGGCAGGTTGTCGCCGCTGCCGCCGTCGAGCGTCACGTCATTCCCCGAAACAGTGGCCGTCATGCCGTAGCGCCGGCCGCCGGCCCAGTACACATCGACCACGTCGCTCGTGACGAGACTGTGCCCTGCGCCGAGCGTGGCCACGCCCGTGTCGCCATCGGTCCGGCCGGTAAGCGTGCCCGGCTTGCCAGCTGGGAGCGTGATCCCGGCATAGACGTTGGGATGATCGCCGCTACGGCTCGTGGGGGCGGTGATCGTAACCCCGCCAAGCGAAAGCGTCGAAGCGAACGTGGCTAACGGCATAACACACTTCTCCGGAAGGTCAGACCCAAGTTTGTGGCGCACGGCCCGCTTCATCGCTGGCTTCGCCGGTGAACTCAAACGCCGACTCGCCTTTGAGCGGGCCTTTTTGTTTCATCGTGAAGGTCATGTCGCCGTCATAGCCTTTGCCGCTGGCCCAGCTCTTGGTGCGGACGGCCAGCGGGGCGCCGGTGGTTTGGGCGGCCAGGAGGATCGCCAACAGCGTGTCCCCTTGTTTATTGAGGTATGTGAACGTGACCTGCGGCTTTAAACCCGTCACGCGGCTGGTGATAATCGGCACCGCCGTGCCGTCGCCCCGCGGCGTGGTATCTCCTTTTTCAGGATCGAGGTTATAGTCCACGTCCTGGGCATTGGTGACTTGCTGCGTGGCGGTGGCTCCGGCCGTGCCGAGAAATAGCAGCGTTTCGAAGCCCATCGTCGTTTTTTGGACGGTCATGTTCGCTATTCCTTACGCGGCTCCAGCCCACTCCGGCGCCACCGAGTCGAGTTCCGCCTGGAAGGCCGGCCAGATAAATGGGCGGGGTTCGTAGTAGGCGCCCTTGTACTCGCCGCCCCGTTCCATCACTTCGCCGATATTGCCGATTTCGCTTTTATCGGTGCCGATCACGATGGAGATATTGTCAAGGGTGCCCGGCGTGTGATTCAGCCACGACGACTTAATGGCGTCGCGGAGGTTATGTCCCGGCAATAGCGACGTGAACGGCGGCTGCCCGGGCTGTGAATGTTCATGGATGACGTAGGCCCGTCCCCGCTTGAAGTCGAGCACCGTCGTGGTGGCCGGCCGAATTGAGCGTTTGGCCCGCACCACGATGCGCTCAGCCGCGTGCCCCAGGTTTACGAAGCTGGATTTCTCCAGGGCGTCGATCACCCGCTGCATGTGTTCGTCGATCACCACGTTGAGATCGATCATCTGGGCACCAGGTCCTGCGCGGCGCGAAACGTGAACCGCACAATGCCCGTAAACTGACGGTACTGACGCAGGTGCGAGGGCTTAAAGGCCGCCACAATCTGCGTCCGCTGCCACACGATGGTGTCGCTGTCCCCAAACCGATCAGTGACGAAGTACTCGGCGATTTCTTCGACCAGATACACGAGGTCGTCGATCTCCGGCAGCACGAGCGTTCCGTCGGGCTCTTGTTGATCGTGGGCTAGCCGCTTGCGAATCACGATGTCGACCTGCGGCATGTAGCTGACCGAGCCGCGGGTCTCGAGCTCAAAGTCGGGCGAGTTGACCGGCACCACATCGACATGTAGCTCAGCCGAATCTTCCAGCGGCAGCTCCCAGTCGGCGTAGCTGCGCTCGGGCTCGAACTCCTGGCTGAAGCGCTGGTCAGCCAGGGCACTGAGCACCGCATCCGCCGTCGCTACGAGAAATGCGGTCGCCATCAGCTCACTTGTTTCGTGTGCACGACAATCAACTGGCCCGACGCATCCAGCCGCTCAAAGCAGGGCTTTTTTCCAAGCGGCATGGCCTCGAACGGACACTCCAGGCCGTCAACCGTCTCCACAACCAAGTCACCCGGTCGGGGCTCGATCGGCTGACCTCCAAGCACAAGTTCGGCCGCTACAAACGCCCAGTCATAGGACAGCACGCGCGTCGGAATGCCGTCCTCATCGAGCACCTCATACTCGTGGATCGTCGGCCAGGCGGTGATCGGGACGCAGTTGGACCGGCGCACGTACCATACCTCGACACCAGCGGCAGCCTGCAGTTGGCCGCCGAGCCAGGCTGCACCATTGGTCAGGACGTTTGGCATCCGCTAGTTGCCCGCTGCGTTAGTTGCCGACTGCGTTAGTAAGCCACCGCGTTAGTAGCCGATCGCGATCCAGTTCACCTTCTTGGCAAACGTCGTGGCGGCCGCCGGCGTCGGATCGGTCCCCGCCGTGTTCTTCCAGGTTTTCACGAGGATGGAGCCGGCCGCCGGGGCGCCGGCTTGGTCACCGATAGAAGCCGTGGCGAACATCGGATCGTCGCCCGGATCGCTGTCGAGCGACGCGACCACCGCGACGACCTTCGTCAGTCCGGTGACGACCGTGTCGCTGGCAGTGGCCGTCGTCAGCTGGCCGCGGGCCGTTCGCAGGTGACCGGAAAGATCAAAGAACCCCTGCTCGTCGCCCGCGGCCGCCGCCACTTCTACAACGCCGCCCTGGTATCCGGGGTCCCAGTTGGCCGCGTTCTTCGTCCAGCACCCGCTGCCCGCGTCGCCCACCGCCGGGTTGCCGTCCGAGTCGTAGCCGACCAAGTCGCCAACCGCCCAGGCTTCGTTCGCTTTGACGCCGCGGACGCGGCCGGCAACGATTACTTCGTCGCTGCTGCCATCGGGAATATCACGTAGGGCCAGCGCCAGCCGTCCGCCGGCCAGCACGGGCGTTCCGCCCTGAACGGTCGAGCCCGTGCCGTTGGTAAACGGCACGCTCCTTGGGCACTTATAAAACTCGGTCTTGAGAGAAAGGGTCATCGTTTACCTCGAAAAAGTGAGCCATGACTAGGCTACGTGTTGCCAAGTCTTTCGATGCACGACATGCCAGACGGCTTGCGGCGTAATGCCGAACGTGGCCGCAAGCCGCTTTAAGGACTGTGCCGGGTAGATTGACCGGATCGTTCTAATGTTTTCGGCCGTGAGCCGCGCTTTGTTGTTGCGCTCGCCGCGGCAATGATCAGCGGAACATAAACCGCGCTTCCATGCGTGACGAATGTTCTCTTGGCACGAGACATATTCCAGGTTTTCGGGGCGATTGTCGGTCTTGACTCCGTTCTTGTGATTGACCTGCATTCCAGGGGTCCGTGGCCCGAGGAATGCTATAGCAACAACCCTGTGAACTGCCATCGATTTGTCGCGGCCATTTAACCCGCACAATCGCACCTGGGGATAGCCCTTCTTAGATAAGGCGGGCTTGAGCATGCAGCCGCGTCGCCACTGAAAACAGCCCTCAATGGCAATACTCCGAATACGCCCGTGGCTGCTTACCTCATACAGCCGTTCCCATCCCGGAACAGCCCGCCAGATTTCTGAATCCAAATTCATCTCACGAACTGCCTTTTGCCTTGATGCCGGCCAGGTACTCGGCCAGGTCCACGCCGAAGTCGTGATAGCCGCGGAACTGCACGCCCAGCTGATCGAAGTCGGCCGCCGCGCTGTCGACGGTCGGCGTCTGTACGCCGTTGAGGAAGCTGGCGACGATCGGCGCCAAGACGCTCGTCGGCCGCAGGAGATACCAGGCGGTGGCGCTATAGCCGGTGAAGCTCGGGTCACTGAGCCACGGCACGATCACCGGCCGGTACTTGCCGGCGTGGATGTTGCTGTCCGGCACGATAGCGCCCGTCGAGCCGCCAGCCGCCACGACGTTCGTGCTCTGGTAGAGCCGCTGAGAACTGAATTCGAGCTCGGGCGGCACGAGCAGCAGCGTGGGCACACCGCCGACCCGCTTGCCGTCGCCCGTCTTCAGCGTGCGGAACGCTTTGATGCCCAGTTCCAGGCCAACGCCATCGGTGGCCAGGTTCGTCGTGGCGCCGCTGATGTAGTTGCCGCGGGCCGCCGTGAAGAACGCGGCATTAGCAAGAAACGTCGACCAGAACAGGTTATTGAACTTGCGGCTCGCACCCCGGCCGAGCCGCGTCCGCAGGTCGTCGAAGGCACCCAGGTCATCGTTGATGATGTCCGTGCGCTGGAGCGCGAACATCTTGGCGTACGTCCGGGCCTGGCGGGTATAACTCTCGGAGCTGAGCTGCCCGTGAGCAATCCGACCCTCGGCATCCAGCTCCTCGTACTCCATGTTGTCGAGGAGCCGGTACGACGTGACCGCCTTGAAGTCGGACACAGGCTTGATGGCGGCAATCTCGCGCCAGCTCTGGTCCTCCTCCATGTAGCCGAGCAAGAGCTCTTTGTTGGCCACATTCGAAAGGATTCCGGACAGCGAAAACGCCGAGCCCGCGACGATTGGCGTAAACGCATAGTGCAGCACTTCGCGGATGTTGGCCTGGTCGATCCGGTATTCGCGCCGCGAGTAGCCGTTGCGCTCAGCCGCCATAATGATCGTCTGATGCAGACCCAGCCGGCCGCGGTATTCACGGCGGGCTGCTTCCAGCACCTTGGCGTCAAACTGCGTCTCGATCTTGGGCAGCCCGACCGCCTGGCACAGCGCGGCCTCGATCACGTCGGCCTGCAGTTCGCCCCGGTCGACCGCATGAATGGCCGGTCCCTTCGGGCGTTCGGCACGGACAAGAGCCAGCTCGCATTTGGCGGAGGCCCGGATGAGCTCGGTCTCATAGTGGGCCAAGAGCCACCGCTCCTTGAGCGCCTTGACCTTCAGCTCTCTGGCATCCTTGGTCGCGCTGGCCCGAATCTCGGAGAGCTTCTCGGCCTTCACTTCGCCCTCATGCTGCGCAAAGATCGCCTCAAGGCTGGCCAGGTGATCGGACGCTGCGGCTTTGATATCGTCGGCATCAAACGTCGGTTCGGCCGGCTCAATCGGCTTGTTCGGCTCAGTCGCCGGCGGAGTGGTGGCCGGAGCTGGCGGATTCACAACCGCGGCCGCTTTAATCTCAGCATCGAACTTCGACTGTAAAAACGCCGTCTGCTTGTCGGTAAGTAGGGCCGGATCATCAAAGCCTTGCGCCTCGAGCCAGGTAGCGAACTCCATATCAATCTCCTTCTTAGGAGCGGCCGAGGCCGCAATGGTGACGGACGTGTTTTCATCGGCGCCGTGCGAGAGGAACGCAAAACCTCCAACCAGGCTCTTGCGAGCAACAAATAGCGGCCCTTCAAACGATTGGCCGTTGACCTCGACGGTTTTGCCCGGCTTTATTTCGACCGGCTTAGCGGTCGGCAGGGCCTCGATCGAAGCCTGCCACTGAAAGCCGTCGTCGGCGCTGGCCACGACTTCATCGCGGTAGGGCGTCGCTGCCGACGCAAAGCCTTGGACCCGCAGCGTGCGGCCGTCGTTGACCTTGGCCGTGACATGACCGACGCGCTGGCGGCGGTCGTGGTCGAGATTGGCCACGACCGACCGCTTCATGGTCAGGCCCTTGAGATCGACCACGACCGGCAGGTCGTAGCCGGCGACGACCAGCTTGCCGCCCGTGTAGATCACCGCATCAAACTGCCGCGGGCCCTTACGAGGCGCTTCGCCTTCCGCCGGAGGAGCGGACGCCGCCTGAATCTCAACGTCGGCTACCAGGGGGATGGGCTGAATTGGGGGCGCTTTAATTGTTTTGGGCACTAGAAGCTCCTGTCTCTTGCTGCGCGGCAGCCTGCTGCGCCTGACTCTCGGCCTGCGTCATGGAGGCCTGCTGGTTCTGCGCGTTGAACGTGGCGTTTAAAAGAATCCGCCGCATTTCGTCCGTGCTGACGCCGTAGTCGGCCGCCATTTGCGGCAATTCATCCTCGAAATCGCGGCCTTCTTCCGAGTAGATTTGGCTCGGGTAGGTGCTGCCGTTCTTGAGGCGAGTGTCGGAGGCGTTGGCCTCGGAGACGATGTCAGCCACCGGATGCTTGGGCCAATCCCAGAGATGAGCGGGCGGCTGTGCTGGATCAGCGTTCCAGCCGTATTCGAGAACCGCCTCGTACCACCACAGGCTAAACAGCGGATCGAGGACCAAGTCGTTGGCGTCCTCGCGCTCGACGTCGATGGCCGAGAAATACGTTTGGTGGTCGAGCCGGCCGGAGGCGTAGTTGTAAGACGACGAGTCGCAGGCGGCCAGATTGTACGGCATCGACTTGGGCCGGGCCGTTTCGTTGATCTGCGATTTCAAAAATGCTTCGTAGGTGGCATTGGGATGCTCGGCCCGCATCTGGTTGCCAGCCCAGCCACTGGGCAGGGCCAGCATCATCCGCTTCTGGAATTCGACCGAGGTCATCGGTGTGACCTGGTCCATTTCGTCCGGCGGGAACATGGTCTGAAGCAGCACCGAGATATCGGCCGCACTCTCGGCCGAGGCGACGGTGGCCTCGCGGAAGCGGCGCGACGAGGCGCCGACATTGAGCGTGCTGCGGAATTCGGGCACGCCGCGGTGCTGGCCGGGCCGGCGGAGCTGATACCAGTGCAGCACAAACCGGGCGGGCACCTGCTCGGGCACGATCGACAGAAAGCCGGCAAATGGCCCGCCCGGATGGAAGGGCAGGACGTCGTACCAGGCCGGGTTCCCGAACTCGTCGAACTTGATGCCGTCGATGTAGCCGGGCGTAAAAAACGGCAGGTAAGGCGTCTGGCACTGCTCGGTTTCGATCAGCACAACATCAATCGTCAGGCGATGATTGAGACGCGGGTTCGTGCGTACGAGGCCGATCGATTCGCCGTCACTGACCTTGGCGTGGGCCATACACCAGAGCTTGCGGCGCAAAAGGATGGCCTTGGCCCACTGGTTCCAGACGCTCTCGACCGCCTGGTTAAAGCCGGCCGAGCCTGTCTGCATCCGTAGCGAGGGGCCCGTGCCGACGAGGTAATTGGCATGGGTCTGCACCATTCCGTCGGCGTAGCCGTTGTTCGCAATCTCATACCGTGAGCGGCTGACGAGTTTGGCCCGGACGCTGCGGCTATTGGCCGAATCGGCATCCAGGCTATCCGCGTTGGCCCAGTAGTTCTTGAACTCGTCGGTGGTGCGGGCCGCGTCGTAGCTGGCGTGAATATCCCGTCGGCGGCGGGCAGCAGGCGCTGAGAGCATGGAGAGGTCGGGGCGCTCCTGCCCGCGACGCCGACGGGGTTCGCCCGTGAGCGGATGAATGGGACCGGTAAATTCGGCGGCTACCGTCATTACCCCGCGCCAGGAGGAATGATCTTGGTAAAGCGCAGGCCCAGGTGAGACTTCTGAGCCGCTTTCTTGGCGGCCAGATACTGATCGGCTTTGATCTGCTGATCGACGTCTTTCTGAACGACCGTCTGGCCGGCGACCGTGACGCTCGCGGGGCCGCGGGCGTTCTGGTCGATGGCGTCGTCGATCGTTTCGGGCTCTGCCATAGCTCAGTTTCCGACCACCGGGCGAGCGCAACAAAAAGGCCGTACCGGGAGTAACGGCCCCGTTACGGCCTTCTGTTGCGCTGGTTTCGGCGTGGGTAGCTAGTCCGCGTCGTCGCCCTCGGTCAGGTTGTGAGCGACATTAGATGAACATCGCAAAGCCAGGTCAAAGCGAGTTTGAAGATTCTCTACCAGTAGAGCTTAGGTTGCAGTGCGTTCGGTCGATGCTGGCGTTTCATTTCACAGCAGCTACCTGTGCCTCGAATTCCGAAACAGTTTTCTCAACGATTGTAAACATCCTATTCAAGGTCGCCGGGTCTGCGAGGTCGATGCCCATTCCCGTTTTAAGTAGGACTGCTGGCTCATCAGAAAATCCTTGCTTCATCAAGCGAACAAATTTCTCGTGGGCCATCGGATCATCATGAAGTTGCTCATAAACCGCTAGTGCCAGTACCCATGCAAAGAGGTAATTGCTGTAATATCTTGACGAGTCAAAAAAATGATGCGTGTCCGCCCACGTATACTTTAAGTCTGGAAATTGATCGAAGCCGTGCATCCACGTCCGACCATACTCCTCCCACACACTATGAATGCCCTCGGGCTGGGCAATCATGCCGCTCTTAACCCGCCGATAGACTTCCAATTCGAAGCTCGTCGCATATGCTGCCCAATACATTGAAGCGAACTTCACAGAGGCTAATTTACTACAGAGTTGACGGCTGTAAAAAAGCTTGTCCGCGTCAGTCTTTGCCGTTTTAGCAAGCTCTGCGAGAATGAGTAGCTCGTTGACTTTCGCAAATCCTTCAGTGAAATAGCGAGCGCCATCGCTGTAGCACCAAGGGACTTGGGCACCATAAAGAAGCCGAAAGTGAACGGCATGAGCTGATTCGTGAGCTAGCGTAACAACATCTGTGATATAGCCGCGATAGCCTTGCATGTAAAACACCCACGACGGGCCATAAGATCCCCACGTAAAATCGCCGGAATCGCGGTTCTCGCCAGGAACGATGTCAAGTCGGCCATTATGCGGGTCGAGCAAGTTTTCAAGTTCGTTGCCGTAATCATTGCCCAGATTCGAAGTGGCAGCCTTGACGGCGCTTACTGCATTGTCGATCGTAAACTGCGGTTCGGGCAATGTCGTTGGGCGCGCTTCGATGTCCCAGAATTCCGCTTTCGACAGGCCGAGGAGTTTTTCCTGGTAGCGTCGCTCGGCCTTCTGAAAGCGAATCGCCAACGATGCATTTTCGCGAAAGCCATTTAGAACCTTATCTACGGTTTCTGGCGCGAGGTAGAAGTCAAACAGAGCTGAATCCTCAGCGTTAGGAAAGCGGTGAATGTCCGCAATTGCGTTTGCGGACCGAGCCTTTGCAAACAGCGCGTAGGCAAATAAGTCTGATTGCGCCTTGTACGTCGCAATCCGTTTTCGAAAGCCCTCTTCTCGCGTCGCGCGATCATCCGCTCGGAGTATCTGAGCGAACTCACCTTGATTCGTTACGTTTAGAATCTGGTCCCCCATGGTAACGGTCGAATTAGGGGATCTGTCGAGCATCAGCGTATAAAACTCATCGCGGAATGGATCCAAATGTGGGGCAAGGGAGCTGAGCGTTGCCTCTGTGTCTTCATTTACGGTGTGCGGTTGCTTTCGTCGCCATTCACGGAAGAGAAATTTGTATTTAGCGAGAGCTGGCGTCTGACTCATGAACTGTGCCAGTTTTTCATCGCTCAGTTTTTGGACGGCGGCCTGTGCAAGGTTAATCGTCGCCTCGACGTCGGTTCGTGCTTTTTCGCCTTCGCGTGCTTCTTTTTGGGCCGCGGAGTCTTTTGTGTTCACCGCGAGCCGCAGTCCTCCAAAGGCTTGCAATTTGTCACCGATCGAACCGCACTGCTGGATCAGGTCCAATGCGTCAAGTAGCGCTGTCGAGGATTCGCCAAGCCGAGGCATAAGGGCTTGAAACTGGCCTTGTAGCCGCTTCAACTCATCGAAATCACGCTGACGACCTGCTTCGTCTGAGTAGAACCACTTTTTGAAGTCGAAGTGATAAAG